CCCTTTTCCTGCCACCTGGACACATACTTGATGATGTTGCCCTCCAGGTAGCCCAGCTTGTTGCTGGCAATAAAGTCCCACGGCTGGATCGACTTTTCTTTGTAATGACCGCCGCCGACCTGCCGCTCGTTGGCGTCTGATGCCTGCGCTGGTTCTTGGCGCTTGACCTCTGCCTGCACCTGCTTGAGCGGCAACATCTTGCGCTTGAGCTTGAGCATCTTGCGCTCGCCTGCCTTCTTGACGTAATGCATTACCTGGTAGACGCGGTTGCGTGTCGTGCCGCACGCCTCGGCCACCTGCCTCGGCGTCCAGTCAGGGTGCTCGTGCATGGTCTCTCTGATCCTCTGTGCCATAGATTTCATCGGCTGCTCCTTGGTTAAATGATCTGGTCGATTACGTTGAGTTTGCGCAGTACCTTGCCCAACACGTTGTGGTCAAGTGATGCCCGGATCGTCAGCAGGTAGACCAATGGCTTGGTGCCTGCCTTAGCTATGTTCTCGACGCGGCTGCTTGCCTGCTCAAGCGCAGACGTCTGCCACGTCGCCTCGACAAAGACGACGACGTCCGCAGCTGACAGGTCAACGCCTTCCGACATGGCCGCGATGTTGCCGACAATGATGCGCGTCGTGCTCGATGCGGCTTGGAACTCATCCATGGCGCGCTGCCGCTGCGCCGCAGGCGTGTCGCCTGTTATCGAGACCGGGTGGTAGTCCTGCAAACCCTGCACCAGCTGCGCGACGACGTCCTTGTGGTGCGCGAACACGACCAACTTTTTTTCAGACTGCATCAGGTCGCCAATGAACTCGCACGCTGGCTTGACCTTGCGCATCCCTGCCTCGCGCATGATGACAGACAGCCCCTCAAACGCAAGCAGCGCGTTCGGGTTCTCGACCAGGGCGTCGGCGTCGAACTCCTGCTCGCGCTTATCCACCGGCAGGTCGAACGTAATGAGTGACACCTGCGGCTCTGTGTAGTCGGTGAAGACGTCCTCTTTTTTCCTGCGCAGCACGTGCGGGCGCATCATCGCCTTCAGCTCGGGCAGGTTGGACGCGCCAGACACGTCCATGCCCCACGGGGCCTTCCACATCTTGGCGTACCTGGCCGCAAAGTCGTACCAGCCGCCACGGTAGATGCCCAGGCCATTTAAAAGCGGCCACAACTCAATCGGCCTGTTTGGGATTGGCGTGCCACTCAGCGCGTAGACGCGGCCAATGTGCCGCATGGCCTTCATTGCCGCCTTAGTGCGCTTGGCCTTCTCGTTCTTGATGCGGTGAGACTCGTCCAGCACCAGCGTCTGAAAGTCCTGGAAAGCGTGCTCGGCCACCTCGGCCAGCAGGTCGTAGTTGATGACCACGACCGCACTTGTGTCGGCCTTAAGGTGCAGCTGCTGCGCTGCTGCCTTACCCTCGACCACGGCCACCGCGACATTACTGTCGAGCGCGTTGAACGCTCGCTCCCAGACGCGCTTTGCTATGGCCGGGCAGACGACCAGCGCGGGCAGGTGCTCAAGCGCAGCGCTTGCTGTAGGTAGCGTCTTGCCAACCCTTGGCTGGTCTGCCAGGATGCAGCGCTGGTTCTTGAGCAGCCAGTCGCGCGCGTACTCCTGGTGCGGCTTAAGCTGCACGGCGGGTTTCAAAACAATTGCTCCTGCGCGTTCTGCATCTCAATCGAGCGCACCGCCTTCCCAATTCTCTCGTCCTGCAAAGCCTTGTATTCGCTGTTCAGCTCACAGCCTAGATATTGACGCCCGTTTTCAATCGCAACCTGTGCCGTTGTGCCGCTCCCCATGAATGGGTCGAGCACTATGTCATCGACACGACTGCCAGCCAAGATACATGGTTCAATTAACGCGGTAGGAAATGTCGCAAAATGCGCGCCCTTATATGGAGATGGGCTGACACTCCAAACAGAACGCTTGCGGCGTGTATCACGCACCACCACATCTCGCCCAGCGTACTTTGCATCAACACCCGGAGTCGCTGATTGCTGACCACGGACGTGCCTAACGGTTTTCCCTGCGCTTAATGATGCCTCCTCGATTGCAAGGTAATCGTAGTAATATTTAGGAGATTTTGTGAACATATAAATCATTTCATGCGCCGCACACGTTCGGTCAACCACAGGAGATGGGGTAGTTCTTGGCTTGTGCCATACAATTTCATCACGCAGTAACCAACCATCAAATTGCATTGCAATAGCCACTCGTGCCGGGATTAGCCTGCGGTTTTTGTTTCTGTCGTAACTATCACCAATGTTTAGCCATAGCGTGCCGTCGTCCGCCAGCACATCACGCACGCAGCGGAACACATCGACCATTGCGTCGATGTACTCCTCGGGTGTTTGCTCCAAACCAATCTGCCCCTCATGCCCATAGTCACGCAGACCAAAGTATGGCGGGCTAGTCACGCAGGTCTGCGCCTTTATGCCATCCGCATCCCATTGGCGCATGATGGCTCGGCAGTCCCCAAACTCGATGGTATTCAAAACGGCGCCTCGCCAAGGTCGCTCAAGTCGTCGGGCTGCTCGCCGCGCTCAAGCAGTCTGCACTCCTTGCGCGGGACTTTGATTGGGGCGCCTGGGAACGGCCAGCCGGTGTCGATCACCAAATGCAAGTAGACGTCGTCGCGTCCCACCTCAAGTCCAATCAGTCCATCCTGCGTTAACCACGTTTTCGAGCGTTGCATACGTTTACCTCGTTGTTGTTGAACCCCGAATGTATCACGCTTTTAAAAAGTTTAAAACTATGCTACAGTCCTGGCTCAAGTTGAGTCACGGTGACACAGCTTGATAACAGTTGAAAACGTCAAAACAGGAGTAAACGACTATGACGACCAAAGTAGTGACAGGTGAAGTTCGCTTTTCTTATGCCAACGTGATGCGCCCACGCATCAATCAGATGAACGGCAAGGAGGAGTACAGCACCCAGGTGCTTATCCCCAAGACCGACAAAGAAACTGTCGCCGCAATCAAGGCTGCGGCCAAGGAGGCGCTGCAGGCAAAGTGGGGCGACAAGATACCGGGCAAGCCGCGCAACCCTCTGCGCGACGGCGACACCGAGACCAAGAGCGACGGCTCGCCGCTCGGCTCCGAGTACGCTGGGCACTATTTCATGACGGTCAAGACGTCAGCCGACCGCAAGCCTGGTGTCGTTGACGCCAAGGGCCGTGATCTTATTGACGCGGACGCGATTGTCAGCGGCGACTATGGCCGCGTTTCGCTCAACGCCTACGCCTACGACGCCGCTGGCAACCGGGGCGTGGCGTTTGGACTGAACCACGTCATGCTGGCCCGCAAGGGCGACCAGCTGGGTGGCGGGCGCTCCAGCGCCGCTAGTGACTTTGGCTTGGCTGCGGCACCTGCCGCCGCTGGGGCTGGTGCTGGCGACATGGCCGGGGACGACGATTGGTAAGCAACCGAGTCCTGCTCGGCGCGTACGTCAGTCAGTCTGAGGCGCGCCGGTTTGCTGCTCAAGCACGCCGACTGGGGTTAACTCGGTCGGCGCTGCTGCGTCTGCTGGTGCGTCAGATGCTTGCGCAGACTCCGCCGCTTGGCGCTCTATTAACCGCGCCAGAGCCTCCTCCAGGCGCTCGACAGACTCATACAAAGGCCTGACCTTGCCGTGCTTCCAGCGCGACGCCTGGCTGGCATTTAGCCCAGCCTCGTCGCATATGTCTGACATCTTCAGCCCGTGATGACGGGCGCGCAGTGATAAGTCGGCCAGTGGGTTCATGCCCCCAGATTCTAGCCATTTAAGGCAAATAACCCCACACCTTAGTAGGGCTTGACGGGGTTGACTGAAAAGGGCACAATTCCTCACACCAATCAAACGAACAGGAGCCGGAAATGAATGAATGGACTACAGACAACATCGTCGAGAGCTGGGTTAGTGCCAACAAGTTTGATGCCAAGGGGCGCGAGATTGGCTATATCGTTGGGTTCAACACCAACGGCGTTGAATGGGCTGCTTGGGTTCAGAACGGTCGCAAAGACAAAACGGGTTTTAAGGATTTTGGTGCTGCCCAGCGCTCCAAAATGTTCCCAACCATAGAACAAGCGAATCGTTGGGCTTACGCAACCGCCAAAGAGCGCATCGCCAAACTGTAAACACCAGGGGGCTACGGCCCCCACACTGAGGAGCACGACATGGGACGACACACGTACTACCCGCCGCTACCCAAGCCATACCGCCGCCGGTCTAAACTACGCGGCTGGTTGGTTGACCTGACCGCTGCGGCCCTGATCGCCGCGCCGTTGATCTACAGCACCATGGAGTTTTTGCAGTGACCGAACCAGTAAACAATTCAGACAAGGAGTTTTACGAATGGATAGTGGACACCAGCCGCCGTCAGATGGCGGTGCCGCACCTGGAGGTGTGGCGGGCGGGGTACCAGGCGGGTATGGCCGCC